TTCGTAAACAGCAGGTCGTCGGTTCGACCCCGACCACCGGCTCCACAGAATACCGCATCAGAACGCCGCTTCCCTTTTTGGGAAGCGGCGTTCGTTGTTGGATCGGTCTGTTGATCGGTCTGTTCAGGAGCAAATAGGTGATGCCGGGCGCGGCGTGTGGTAGAGACACACACCGCAGGCACCGGAGCTACCAAGCGCCATACCCGGCGCGCTATTCTACCAGGAGCTACCAGCTATGAAATGGACATCCGCTCTCAGCGCCTTTTGGCGCAGCATCCCCGGCCAGAATCTCCTTGGCCGTCGTGTAAGCAACCTCACCTACGGCGCGGCAGTGCTCGGCTTCGTGTGGCTGGCGCTGCTGGCGTTCGGGTACCAGGCGCGGCAGCATGACGGCGTACTCATCCCTGGCGTGCTGAGTGTCGAAGTCTCAACCGACTGGCGCGGCTATGCGCTAGCGGCTGTGCTGTTCGTGCTCCTCCTGTTGTTCAATCACGCCATCACGCGGTCGCTCGAGGCGCGCGGCTACTACGCCGTAGAACATCAAGATCGGTCGGATGATTATCTCGATCGGCCTGCTATCGAGCGGGATATGGAGCGCCTCTGGTTTGAGCGCGCTTGGGATAAGCGGTATCAGCCGGCCACTGGTGAGACGATCGATCTGGACAGCATTCCCGAGTGCGAGCCGGTGCGGCTGCCGTGGGCAGTGCGCGGGGATGTGGCTGAGGTGAGGGAGTGAAGCGCTCCAGTTCGCCGCCGGCCGTGCTGCTGCTCGCGTTGCTCGCACTCGCGTTCGGCGGCTATCTGCTGGTGTTATGGCGACGCGCGCCAGAGGCAAACGGCATTATGCGACCGATCGGCGTGTTGTTCGTGGGCCAGTTCTTCAAGGGGCTGGTGGACTTTGTAATTGAGGAAGTGGCGGTGGCGAGATGACAGACGATCAGGCGTTGCGTCTTAAGTGGTTTAAGCCAGCAGAGTATGCCGCGTGGCTTCGTGGCTTGCGTACGTTTCTCGCTGAGAAGCCAAGCATCTTTGAATGCGACTGCGAACCAAGCTACGAACCAGACACGAACGCCTGGAACCACGCCGACAAATGCGCCACTTGGCAAGAAGACCACGCCGATATTGTACTGAGAGAAGCCGCCGATCTGATTGAGCGGCTTGCTGCCGAGGCAACCGATCTGCGAATACTTTTGAAAACCATTCGCCTGGGCGTGGATGAGGGGAGCTTAAGCAGCGTCGATATTCGTGTGCTGATCCCGCGCTCGCTTTTTAAGGATGCGCCATGAGCAACCAAACCCTGAACGTCAACCGCACGGGCGGCGTGGTCGACGCACTGGACAATTTCCCTGGCGCTGGATTGATGGATTATCACGACGGTGCGCGGGAGTTCAAGCCGAGCTGGGAGCGCCCGGATTGGCGGGTAGAGCTGGTGCGCGCGTTCGTGCTCCTCGCGTCGCTGGCCGTAGCCTGGCTGTTTTTCGGCCTGTGGAAGACGAGCTACTGTTGGGGCGGTCGCAACTACGGCGCGTGTGAGACGCTGCTGTGGTGGGAGCCAGCCGGGGCACTTGTGGCAGTGCTTTTGGTGGTGGGAGTGCCAACCAGCCGCGTGCTGCTGTGGGCGGCTGCTGAGTGGCGGCTGGCGCAAGCCAGAGCCGCCAGAGTGGCAACGACGTTTAACCGCTTCGGCGACCCACAGCGGATTGATGTGCTGCTGCCACTCATCGAAGAGGCGCGGCGCTACAACCTGGCCACCGAGCTGAAGCGTGCCACCGCACCTTACGAGTGGGCACACAGCATCAATACATACTCGCCGAGCAATCAGCCGGCTGCGGCGCTTCCGGCACCGGAAACTGCGCCGCTCACCCCAATGCCGCCGGATGCGTGGCTGCCGCTCATTGATGAGCAACCGCACTTGCTCCTGGCTGCCGAGACAGGCGGCGGCAAGAGCACGCTGGCCAAGGCCGTGCTGGCCCCGCGCATCGCCGCCGGTGAGCATGCCTACATCATCGATCCGCACTCCGACTCGTGGTTCGAGCTGCCGATTATGGGCGGCGGTGAGAACTGGGCAGAAGTTAGAGAGGCGCTTCGGCATGTCGCTGCTGAGTATGGCCGGCGTATCGACGCACGGGAAGCACACAGGCGCGAGACCGGGGAAGCATTACCAGTGGAGCATTGGACGCGGCTCACGGTGCTCTTGGACGAAGCAAACATCACGAAGCTGCGGCTGCACACGGGGCCCCGTGGTCGGCTCACCCCGTGGGAGGAGTTTGCCCAGGTGCTCGGCAGTGGCGCGCGCAAGGTGCGGATCTCGATCATCCTGCTGTGCCAGTCGGCGAACGTGGATGACCTTGGCCTCTCAGGGCCAATGCGTGAGAACTTCATGCGGATCGCGCTCGATAGCACCGCCGCACGCAAGCTGGTGCAAGCCGATGAACCCAATGCAGAGCGCAAGGCGCAGTTGCTTGCGGCGCTTGATGGCATGCACTTTCCAGCGGTGGCCGAGCATCGTGGCCGGGTGCTGCTGCTTGATCGTACAGGCATCCAGCGCGTAGCGACACCAGCGAACGCGCTGCGCGCTGCCTGGCAGCCGCCGATCGTGCTGCCAGTGGATGACGATGCGGAGCAGCGGCTACGGCAGTTCATCAGCGATCTGAAGGCGAGCGGCGTCACGCGAGAGCGTGCGCGCTCAGAGTTCGGTCTGAGTTTTGACAATAACCTGTGGGGAGCGGTGGAGTAGGCGTCGTTCTCAGACAGACCAGCAGACGAAGCGGCCACCGACAGGCAACCTACACCATACCGACAGGATTTCAGGTTTGGCACTTGCATGCGGCGCATTGCCGCATCAGAACAGGATAGAAGCCGATGAACACAATCATTATTTGGGCGCTGCTCCTCGTTTCGGTAGTGGTACAGAGCGTGTTCTTTCTGGTGCCATCACGCTGGTCTCGTATCGGAATTTACTGCTGTGCCAGCATTGGCGGGATTATGTGCCTCCTACTCATTGCTACCACTGATGATGTTGTGCAGTTTGTGATTGCGCTCGGCTCGGTGTTATGCCTCTGGTGGTTCGGCAGTCCCCTGTACCGCTCGATGCCGAGTTTCCTTCCCGCATTGCCATCACCCGGCTTTAATCGCCGTGTGGCTCTCCAAAAGAACGGTGGGCGGCATACTGAGACCGAGTGGAATGCATTGAAGCGCATACAGCACGGCCGATGCCTATCTTGTGGACAAAGGCGCCCACTTACGAAAGATCATATTGTGCCGGTCTACCATGGTGGCAGCGACGATATTAGCAACATTCAGGGCTTGTGCCAGCCATGCAATTCGGCCAAGGGCACACGCACTATTGATTACCGAAAGGCGCGCTCGTGACAACGCTTACACTGCCGCAGCAGGGCACCGGCCGCTTGGCCGCATTGTACTGGCGGCTTATTGCTCTGCCCTGGCATGCTATCAAGGTCTACCCACCAGTATTGCTCATCGCCAGTTCAGCAGCTTATGCATCGGCCCAATTTGCGGCACAGCACGCGATCTTCCCGTTCCCCTTCAACGTCATGCAGGCCGTGGCATTTGAGTGGGTGTATCTCGGGGCGCTGGCCCTAGCCGGCCAGCGACGCGGCTTATGGTTCTACACCACTGTGGGTTTTGGTGCCTTCACCAGCGCCCTATACATGTTCCTGCATGCCGCAACACAGAACGGTTGGCTACGGCAGTTCGACGGCGATCCGCTCGCACAGTTTCTGTTCGCGCTCGCGCACGCACTACCACTCACGCTTGTGGGTGTGTCCTATATGCTTCTCATTCATGTGCATCTTCAGGATGCACAGACGAGGGCCGATCACGATGCCAAAGTTCTGGCTGAGCGCCGGCAGTGTCCCTACTGCGGCGAGTGGCGCAAGAACCAGGAGAGTGTCTACAGCCACTACCGGACGTGCCTGAAACATCCGAGCAAGGTGCAGCCCTAGCTCACCCGTGCTATACTCGCACTCCGGCATGCTTCAGCCGGACTGATGCAGGCACACGGCCCCGCGCTAAGGCGGGGCTGTGGTGTGTCTAGGGGTTGATGACCGGCAGCCACACCCGCCACGTCGGCGGCTCAGGTGTGCGCTCGTACACCACGCGATGCACGCCTTGTGTCAGCACAATCCGCTCGGGTGGCACAGCGAACCGCAGGAGCAGCATGGGTGTCATGTCCGGTTCCCAGGCGACGCCTGGCGGCTTTGCGACCCCGCACTGATAGCGCTGTGGCTCAGGCGCGCAGTACAGGCCAAGTGTTTGATAGTCGATTGCTGCCTGCGGCTCGGTGGTGACGATAAACTCCTCGTCTGCCGTTGCGCCAATGGCGGCATAGTAGCCGGGGAGATCGCCGACCTGGTACACGGTGATGATGCGCTCGGGCGGAGTGAGTTGCGCCACGAGCGCAAGTACAATGACGAGTAACTGCATAGCGCCTCCTAGGCGTCGGATGTTGGTAATCCGTTGTTGGTGTAGCGGATGAAGTCCGCCTGTCGTTGGCCAATTGTTTCAGTCGGCGTAAATGCAAGCGCCGAGCGTGCGAGTGCCACTTCGAGGGTGGCCGGCGGGTTTTCGAGCTCGATCACCACTTCATCCGGCGTCGCCGGATCAAATACCCGCCGCGCCACCCGCACCGTGCCAAGCTGATCGATGGTATCGGCGTTGCCCAGCACGAGGTTGCGGATCAGAAGCGTGTCGCCCGACTCGATCATACGCAGCGGCACGGGCGCACCTGCGGGCGTGGTCAGTCGGCGGATAGCAATCGCCAATTGTGGCGGCGGATCGTCGGTATCCGCGAGCGCCAGATCACGCAAGCCCTCAGCTTCAGCGGCGTTTGTCGTGGTGGTGTTGAGTGCAGCTTGCCGTGTCAGTCCCCAGCGCGCTACGCTTTGGCCTGCCGTTGCTGCCGCCGTTCGCACGGGCCGGCCACTGGCGTCCTCATAGGTGGCCGTAAGGTGATTTCGCAGGCTCTCAATCGAGCGGCCAATCGTAATGTCGGACACATCCACCGCATACGTCTGCGTCCAAGCTGCTTGATCGCGTGGGCGCAAGTACAACAATTGATTGCGTGACACACCACAGGCCAGTTGTTCACCGGTGGCGAGCGTTTCGAGGACGCTGGCCGGACTGGCATCGCCGTACGCCACATCGCGCCGATCGAGCGTGCTCTGTTGGATAAGTGTGGTCGCACTGCGAAGTTGTCCAGGATTGAGCGTGCTCACAATGCTGGCGAGGTGCGCCGCAATATCGGAGGCCAGCACACGCTGGGCGCGTACACTGTTGCCGGCGCTCTTGGCAGCCACGAGTGCCGTGATGCCAATCGTGGCACCGGCAACGCTCGTTACCGTCACACGCTCGGGGTTGGTGCCACCGAGGTAGAGTGATTGACCGACGACGATATTGGTGGCGCTCACAACTGTGATGCTTGTGGCTCCGAGGATTGCGCCGGCGCTGAGCGTGGTATCAACAGCGAGCGGATTCGTGGTAATTCGAAGATTGGTGATTCGCATCGCCACATCGCCGGTTTGCCCAGCAAAAGTCGCCGCTGCGTTGTTGCTGGACAGCCCGTACGTGAGCGCATTGACTAACGTTGTCAGGGGGGCGCAAATCGATCCGGTAAATGCCGCCCCGGGGGCAGCAGTGACCGTGCCTATCCACAAATTGGCGCTCACTGTCCAGGCGGTGTTGATAGGACTGGGGGCCGTCCAGCTTTGACAGTTCGCAATCCAGCCTGCGGTACTGCCGCCGTAGTAATAGTCAAAGGCAATGTTCTGAATGAGGCGCGATCCGAGACTTGGCGCTGCGTAGGCTGCATAGCCAACAATCGGTGTGTTGCCCTGGACGCTGTTGTTTTCCGGCTCTACATTGAGCCGGTTATTGGTGTCGAATCGAAAGCGCCCGGGGTATGATGTGGCGATTTGTTGCGCGGTCGGCTGAAACCATCCCGCCACACTCGTATCGCTCCACAGCGCTGTGTCTCTGGCATCCGTCAGTGCTCGCCATGGCCCATACGTGGTCAGCGTGAGCACGCCCTGGCTCGATGCTTGTGGATCCTCCACACGCCCACAATAGACGAGTTCGCCTGTGTCATAGACCTCCACCCACGGTGTGCCCGGCCGCTCAAGCAGCGCAAGTTGCCGACCGAGGCTCGGCAGCTGGAGCGAAATGGCTAAATCGCCATCGCCGTGTGCCGCATGCGCGATTGGTGCGCTTTCGACGTAGGGTGTAAGATCCAGGATCTGCACGCCGCCGGGTTGCTCAACCAGATGGATACTGATCATTGCGGCACTCTTTGGGCGCGCCGCCTGCTGGCACGCAATGTGACGGCGATCGGATTGACGCTGATATTGGTCAGCCGCCAGTATTGGCGATAGGTGGCAAGCAAGAGCCCACTCATGGCAGCGCTGGTTGGATTCGGCTGCGTTGTGCCGACAGTGAAAAATGCATCTCCGCCGTAGCGCACCACCGGACGTGTGAGTGCGCCCGTGTCCGCAGTGTCACCACCAACGAACGGATCGACTCCGAATGTACTCAGATCCGTTTCATACGCGCGTATGCCCAGCGTTGCCGTACTCGGTAGCTCTGGTGCCGTCACATACAATGCGCGCGCCAGTGGATCGGCCATGTCGATAACAGCAATTTGCGAAATGTCCAGCACGGGGCCGTCCACCTGGGTTGTTTGTACAATGAGCGCAATGCCGTTTTGCAAGTCAACCACGGGCACAATGCCCACCGCAACGATCTGTGGATAGATGCTGCCAACAACGCGGAGTGGCGTGAGCCGTGTACGAACAAGCGTGGTACTTGTGGTGCCGCCAGTAGGGAGACCGCCTATTCCGAGCGAAAAGACGTTTGCTGATGGCCGACACACAACCACAAACAGTGGGCGCCGCATCGTGCGAATACCTGCCAGCGGATGACCACCAAGCGAACACGGATCGATGTTGATCTCTTCGACTTCGTAATTCCCCGCTGTCGGAGCAAAGCGCAGTATCGTGCCAGGTTGATTTGCCGGTACCCCATCGGTGTGAGCGCTCCAATCGCCTGTGAGCTGAAACCCTGACACCGATGCGTTGCCGGGTGCTACTTGCAGCGCAATGTTTCCTGATTGTGCCCACAGCATGGCGGTATTGAGCCCGGGCCATGATGAAAACGGGTTGAGTGCCGTTGTCCATGACCAGCGCACAAACGCCGGGCTTTCGGTTTGGTCTGCACCAGTGAATGTCACTGTTTGGATCGTAGGTTGATTTGCCGCGCTCGTGGTCTGTGTTTCCTCGACAACGCGCCATTCCGCACGCCGCGTAATTGTGAATGTGAGGGGAACGGCCCATCCACCAATCTGCTGCGGTGTGGGCATGAGGAGCAGCGGTTCAGCTGCGACATGCACAATAAGTGCGTCATAGCGCTGTGCGCTCCCCTGTGCCTGCGCGTAGAGACGCAGCGGTGCGACGCTGCCAAGCGGCAAATTGCCATTGCGTGTCAGCGCTGCACGCTCAATAAGTTGCAGCAGGCGATCCGCCCAAAAAAGCGCTTCATGCGGAGTTGCCCCGCGCGCGAGCACAAGCAATGACTCGGTGGCCGTTTGATATGGCCCAAGGCCGCCAAGTCCTTCCGATGCACGCCGTGGCGGCAAAATCGGCACGTATCCCTGTTCTTGTAGCGCATACGGGCTGTTTGATGCCGTAAACTCTGCGAGCAGCCCGCCGCTTGCAAGCGCATTGCTTTGATCGCCGAGTGCAAGATACTCCCACATGGCCTAGCCTCCCCCGCGTCGTCTGCGCTCGCTGGCCGCGACACGGGCATCCACTCTGGCATCGACGCGTCCATCGATAAAGCGCCCCAGGTCATTTTTCATCGCAAGACCTACGGTGCCACGCACGCCGATATCCACACTCATACTGCTCATGCCAAGCGATTGCAGATCGGGCGTGTAGCTGCCAAGATCGCCAATCGAACCGCCGAAGTCATCAACTTTCGGTGTCACAGTCACGAGTGCATCAGCAATCCCGCGCAGACCAATTTCAAACGGCGTCGGTGAGCCGGGCGTGAACACATCAGGCAGGTCAGGCAGGTTGCGGATCGCGTCGGCCAGCTCGCCAAGTCTCCCAATCACCCACCCGGCGGCGTCGCGGATACCATCAAATCCACCTGTCACGGTATCAAGCCACCCGCCAAGGTCTTCAAGAACCGGATTGACGTGCTCGCCGACAAACCCCACGAGGGCATCAAGTGCCGGTGATAGATACTTCTCCCATGCCTGAGCAGCAGTTTCGAGCGCCACGCCAACCACGGTCACCAGCACATCCGCGAGCGCATCAAGGATCGGAATGACGTTCGCATCGATAAAATCATAGATGTCGTGGATAGCCGGGAACAGAGTATTCGTGAAGAAGTCGCTGGCTTTTTCGATCGCTGGTGGCAGGTTTTCCGCCATCCACTCAGTCAGGTCAGTCAGGATTGGAATCAGCGTGCCGTCGATGAATTTCCATGCCACCTCGATCGCCGGCACCAGCACGTCTTCCCAAAAGCCCGCCGCAATATCGAGTGCGGCGTCAACCAGGGGCAGCGCCACCGCACCAAGGTTTTCGAGGATCGGAATAACTTTGTCGGCAAAGAACTCCTGTGCGATCTGCACCGCTGGCATGATGTCATCATTCCAGGCGTCGGTCAGTCGCTGGAGCGTTTCGTCTGCAATCTCAGCAGCTTGTTGACCAAGTTCGCTTTGCGCCAGCGTGTTTAGCCCAAGTGCATCGGTGAACGCAGTGAGCGGAGCGTCGGTGGCGAAAATGCTTTCGGCAAACGCCGTAATTGCATTCACCCCCGGCGTCACGTAGTCGCTGATGAAGCTGCTGAGCAGCGGCAGCACCGCCGTGCCAAGCGTAATTTGCAGCGCTTCCAGCGAACCCATGAGGTTCTCCATCTGGAAGTTGAAGCCCTGCTGCGTGGCGGCGGCCTGCTCATTCACGCCGTTTGCTTCGGCCATCTTGCCGGCAAACGCCTGATAGGCTTCGGCGCCGCCATCGGCCAGTGCCGCCGCCGCGCCCATCGCGTCGTTGCCGAAGATGGTCTGGAGGTAGAGGCTCTTTTGCTGATCCGTCAGCCCAGCGGTGGCCTGTTGGAGCAATTCCGAGGCTTGCTCCATCCCGATGAAGTTGCCCTGCGCATCGTAGAAGGCCGAGCCAGCCTCCTCAGTCCACAGGCCCAGCTCATACATTGCATCTTTGGCTGGGTTCGTGGTGGGCTGCAGCCGGGCCAGGAAGTTTTTGAACGAGGTGCCGGCCTCACTCGCACTGCCGAACGCCGGCGAGATAAGGCCCATCGTCGTCACAAAGTCTTCATAATCCAGCCCCGCCGTGCGTGCCTGACCGCCGGCCTGCAACATTGCATCGCCGAGCGAGTCGACGTTGAGGGTTGAGGCATTCGCTGCCTTGACCAGCAGCTCCTGGCTCTCGGCCATAAAGCGCGTCTGCTCTTCGACCGACGCCCCGACCGGCACGAACGTGCCAAGTTGCTTGATGGTGAGTTCGGCAGCTTTCTCGAGATCCATCCCGGCCGCCGCCGCAAACAGCAGGCTATCGCGCAGCGCCCCGGCTTCCACCACGGCGGGATCGATGCCGCCGCGCACAAGCGCAATGGCGGCATCCTGCACTTCAGCGGTGGAAACCGGGAGTTCTTTGCCGAGGGTGAGGAACAGATCTTTGAACTCGGCCACCTCGGCCTGGCCCATGCTGCCAGCCGCTGCGGCAAACGAGTTCATACCAGCTTCGAAGTCGCCGGCTGCACCGATTGAATCGCCGATGAAGGAAACGAGCGCGCCGCCGGCCTGCACCGCCATATCAACGGCAGCAATGCCGATGCCGGCAAACACGCCCGAGATGGCCGAGCCACGCGCACTAATCGTGTCAGCGCCGTCTTCGGTCATCTTGACGAAGCGGCCAGTTGCATCACGCGCCCGGCCCATCTCGTCTATGTAGACGCCGGCATTCTCAGCAACTAATTCAAGGCCGGCCTTGGGAAGCGCCACGGCACACCCGCATCAGGGTGACACGGGCCGTAGCGGGTGTCAGGGGAAGAACCAGCGCGGCGGGTCGAAGCGGGCCGCGCTGCGGTATCACGCTAGAGGGTCGGAGGCTTCATGCCCCATCGTTTCATGCAGGCGCGCACCACAATGATGAGTGCGCGCCAGAGTTCGGTGCGGAACTCGGTTTCGCTCATCGTCGACGAGCGCGCCCCATCCCGCGCCGCATGGCCTGGTGTTGGCGCTGCGCCGTCGCCTTGCGCTCGGCTTCTTTCCGTTGCCATTCGGCCTCCAGTGCGTTCAGGCGCATCTCGGTTTCGTATTCTGCGATGTAGCCCGCTTGCGCGTCGGTATCGAGCCGGCAGAAGTGTTCCCAGGTCAGTCCGCGCCAGTGGGCTACGCGCCGCCAGTGATAGACCTGGCTGTAGCTGGCCCCGCCTTTGGGAAGACGCGCGTGCCAGATATCACGCTGCCGGTGGGTTGCTTGGAAACGTGGCCTTCTGCGCCTCTATCGCCTCCGGTGATGGCTGGCTCTTGCCGAACATAAACGCCAGAAGCCCGATCTGATCCTCGCTCGTGGGAGCCACGATGCGCCATAGCCAGACCTGCCGATCCGTTTCGCCCTCGATTGGATCGCCCAGTGCTTCGTGCATCGCGCGCAGCTCTGCCACCGCGTCCGTGTCTACCTCGCTGATGATGGCGTAGTCGGCCATGAGTTGCTGGCTCTTCAGGCCGGCCAGCCGGCGCACCTGCTGTTCCCATGCCTCAAAGATTTTGAGGTACGCCGCGTCTTTCGGGTTGGGGATGTCTTGCTCCATTGGAGCTTGCGTGCGCGGGTCAACACCGATCACGGTGCGCTCAGTCGGCACAGGCGGCCGGCTATCGGCCAGTTCTTTCATCGCCGCCGCACGAAGGCGTGCGCCCGTATCGGGCGACACGCGCCGCACCTGCACCGTGTAGCCGGCGCTGGTGGTGAACGTGGGAAAATCGGGGACTTTTCTTCCGGTCATGGCTCCCTCCATGGTGCTCCCACAGTCGTGCCGGGCGGCGTGGGAGGGCCGCCTTGTTACGGATAGCCGTCGCCATCCGCTAGCCCGGCACGTTCGCATTAGATGACCGAGGCCACGCCAAGCTGAATAACACCGTCGCCGCCGACGCCGAACAGTCCAGCCACGCCAATCGTGTTGACGTTCACACTATCCGGCCCGCCAGTTGGCACCACGGCGCGGTTGCCGCGCTCGAACACGGGCCAGTTTTGTAGCCGTGCGCCGTCGCGTGTCCAGGTGTTGCCGCCATCGATTGTGCAGACAAGCCACGCTGTGCTTGTGGCATCGTGCAAAATGTAGCCAACTTCCTGCGTGACAAATACCACATCGCGCACCACGCCTGCGTTCGAGCCGGGGAAGGCTTTGGCTGTCCATGTGTTGCCGCCGTCTTCTGTGACGTACAGCAGGCCCGTGGCGGTGCCGACAATCCAGCGCTTGCTGGTCAGTACTTGCACGGCGTTCAGCGCTGGGGTGCTCGGGATGACGGTCACACTACTCCAGCTGATGCCGCCGTTCTGGCTCGCACGCACCACCCCAGACTGACCTACGGCGACGATCGTTTGCCCACGCCCATGGATCCGGTTCAGTTGCACGCCCGCACCGTTATCAATGAGGGTTGGAGCCACGGTAATATCGCGGGTGCGATGGATGATACTGGCGTCGCCGACAAACCAGGCCGTACGCCCGTTCACCCAGCAGTCACGATACGCGCCGGTGGTAAGCGATGTCCAGGCACCCGGCTGTGCCGTGTCTTTGTTGATCGGCGTGTAAAAGATCGCCGGTGTGGCCCGCACCCACACAAACAGATAGCCGCTCATCGTATCGATGCCATCGGGGGCATTGGTGGAGCCGATGCTGTCAATCAGGTCGGTTTGCCACGTCACGCCGTAGTCGGTCGAGTAGACAATCTGACCTGGCGCGGCTGGGCTGCCGACGTTGGCGCGTGTCACGTAGTAGCTCACGCGGCTGCCGTCGTTCTCCAGCCCGCATTCGCCGCAGGTCTGCGCCGGCAGATACACGCCGTCGATCACTTCCTGCACCACCTGCGTGGCCGCTTCGTCGCCAAAGCCGAGCGGGCCAACCGGATACACGCGCTCACCGGTGAACGGCACACTGCTCATGAGCGCGCTATCGTCGCTGCCCCCGGCGCGTGCGCCGGGGTCGCTGTCTTGCGCGATGCCACCGGCCCGAATCAGGAGCTGGTTCCAGCCGCGATTGAGATCATCGAGGCGTTCACATCGGCCCGCCACCTCGTAGAACGTGACCGCGCAACGCAGCCGCGTGAGCTGCCGCGCAATTGCCTGGTGATACTCGGCATACTCGACTGTCCATGTGGGCAGGCCGGGTGCAGCCTTTGTGCGCCCACGCAGCACGTACTCACGCGGATTGGCCGGGTCTGGGCTCCAAATCGGATCGACACTCCCCGATTGCGGGATACTGCCACCCGTGATGTAGCCAATCTGCGCGTCGTCTGAGCCGAGCAGATAGGCGATGTTGCCTGGTGCCGCCCCTCCTACCTGTTGGAAGAAGCGCACCATCTGCATGGTACGAACCTGGTCTGCGGACAAATCAATTGGCATGCGGATGCTCCTTTGTTAGCCAGTGATGCCGCGCCGCACGGCGCGCCGCAGCACTTCTTGATAGGCGTCGATTTGCCCGCGCCGTGGGCCGAAGGGATTGTCTGCCGAGCGCTGCGCCTGAAACGTCGTGCCCCCGGCCGCGCGTGTCACATCGGTCTGCCACTGATGGATGAGACTGACCGTATCCTCACATCCCGCGAGCGGCCGCCCGAGCATGGCGCTTGCCATGGCGGTAATCAGCCGATCCCACGGCGGCGCAACCTCTCCCTGATGCAGTGGCAATCCAGCCTGGTAGCGCACGAGTACCCGATCCGGCGGACGGCACCCCCACCAGCCCCAGCAGTCGGCGGCAGCCCACGTATCCGTCGCCGCGTCATAGACCGCTTCAGCGGGTGTCACGAGTCCCGTTGCTGCATCGCGGATGCCGACGCGCGCCACGGCCACGGCGTAGCTCGCCGGATCGCTGCTGTTGTTTGGACACGCGCACCACGGCCACGGCTGGCTTTCCCAGATGAGCATAGCCTGTGCCGTCTCGGGCGTCGTCCCGCCCGGTGCGGCGTAGTGGCGCGCCACGGTGAGTTGTTCGGCGTAGATGGTGGTGAGTTCCGGATCGAGGCCGTTGAGTGCCTGCGGCTGCGTGCCCTCGTACAAGACGGGCCGCACGCAGCACCACGCTCGGCCTGTCACAGTCACGATACCGCCTGAGCGCGTGGCGGTGGTTGGCCGCACCAGCCAGCGAGCGGAAAGCGCCGAACCATCGAAACGATCCGCGCTTGTGAACCCCACCACAATCTGATCAAGTGGCGTCGTGGTATCGGCGATGCTTACCGTAAAGCGATCAACCAGGGTATCGCCATCGTCATCGATGTAGTTCACGGCTGCCGTACCGAGCGCGGTGAGTGTTTCAAGGCCTACGGCGCGGATCTCGCCATCCGGCAGCGGCATACTCAGCCAGTGGCCATCACTGCCAATCGGCGGCGTGCGCGTGAGCCGGCGATCCGCAAGTGTGGGCCATGGGATCGTGGCTTCACGAAACGCGGGTGCAATTGGATAGCCGAGATGTTCGGCAAGGAGCGCCTCAGCCTCGCTGAGCGTCTGCGCGATCTGGCTGCGGCTCACGGCGTCGCCGGCCTGCCATCCGTACTGCCGAATGATTGGGCGGCAGTTGGCGCGCCGGTCGCTCGAAGTCACCACCGCCGCCGGGCCGCTTCCGGCCATGCCCCAGAACCACCAGGGATGGCTCTGGCTTTGGGCGCGGAACGTATCGAGGGCGGTGAGTGGTGTCACGTTGTCACCTTCAGGAGCGCAAGCGCCCCGCCGGCCACGGCCAGCCAGTAGAGCGGATAGAGGGCTGCAAACAATGAGGCATCTGCGATGAGTGCCAGCGGCGTGAGCACACATGCCGCCCAGAAGCTGATGCAAATTGGGCACGTCACGCCGGTTGTGATCCAGTGCCCTTCCCCAAAGCGCTGAATGGCCGCACCGCGCACCCGCGTGTAGAGCGCAAATGGCCCGTCCATATAGGCCAGATCATAGGCCAGGCGGTAGCTCGCAAACGCAGCACAGATCAGCAGTAGCATCTATCCCTCCCAGTGCAACCGATTGTAGGCCGACAGCGCCTCGTCGACACACACAACGCGCACGCCTTTTGCAACCAGTGCTTCCACCCACAGCCCATCGCCGCCATAACTCAGATCAAGGCGCGTATCGCCGATGGCATCACGCCGGATGATGAGCTGTCCCACATCGATGTGGTCAAGCCTAAGCGCATCCGGCGTGGCATGGCGTACCGCGCCGCCCCGCAGGAGCTGTGAGACCGCAAAGGCATCGGCGTCGGGATGTTCCGCTTCGAGCACCACGAGCCGCTCGAACAGCGCCGGCATGGCGAGCGTGTCATCATCCAAGATCCACACCCAGCCATCCGTGATGCTGTCTAACATGGCGTTCTTGAGCGCTTGCCCACCGACGTGTGCGCGTGCGAGGTCAAAGCGCCAGTGCCACACCAGATCAAGATTGGCCGGTGCAAGGCTCTGCGCGAGCTGTGGCAGGTTCTCGGGCCGGGTAATGGCCGTCAGAATGTGCAGTTTCATAGATAGACTATTCCTATGCCGCCCCAGTTCACATCTTCAGACGCCACCAGCTCCTGCGTGACGAAACCCTGCCGACGAATCTGTTGCCACACGGGTGCAACGTCGATCCAGGCTTGCGCGCCGCGCCCCGGCAGGATGTCATGCAGCGCGATGATGCCGCTGGGCACCGCGAGCGGCAAGTAGTTTTCCCAGTCGCGCTGCACCTCGTGGCGCGCGTGTCCAGCGTCCAAGAAGATGAAGTCGAATGGCCCGAACTCGGCAGCTCGCACAATGATTGCCGGATCGGCACTGTTCCCCTGAAGGAACGTCACGCCGGGAAAGTCAGCGCGCGGGTCAGCCGCCGTAAACGTATCAATGCTTACAAGCTGCGGCGTCCATGCGGCATCAGCCCACAACTTGAGCGTGCCGCCGTGGTAGGTGCCGACTTCGAGCACGCGGCGTGGCTGGCGCAGCCGGTAGAGTGTCAAAAGCTGCGTAATCTCCCACTGGCGTTGCAAGAGGCCCACGGGTGTGAGGTCATGCACGTCGCGCACGGTGTCACGCCAGATGTTGGTTAGTTGACTGCCGGCCATCCCGCTGCCTTCCGTTGCTCGAACAACGCCCGATCGTGCGCCCAGCGCGCCTTGCCTTCCTCGTAGACCGCATCATTGGGCGCGCCAACCATTTCGTGATCGTGATAGAGCACGGCCCATGGCAGCGTGCCGTACACGCCCGCAGCTGTAGCCCGCTCTACAATCTCGGTATCGCCGCACATGTGGTCATACCAGACCGGCCAGCCCATCGTGTCCATCAGCCAGGCGCGCTCGATGAGAAAGTGCGCCGTCGAATTAATGCCGTCGTTGAAGCCAAGGACTTTCAGTCGACCCCCAGTACGGTCATAGGCTGCCACGGCGCGCGCCAGCCACTGCGCGCCGGGTAGGAGGTCATTGGCGAGATTGACGAGCAGCGGCGCATCCGTGCGTCCTGTTGCATGGGCGAGTGCATTCCAGTAGCCCGCCCGTGGCCGGCGATGCTCTTCGGCCAGAAAGTCAAGTGCAAAGCGTCCGAGTGGCAAGTCACTCATGTCAAGCGCATCGAGCGACGCATACACATCACGATCGTTATCACACACACACACAAGCCGCCAATCCACATTGCCCGCCGTCGCCAACAGCCGCTGCACGTTGCGCGCGGTTTGCTCGGCACGCCCCCGGCACGGCAATATGGCGGCAACGCGGGTCATTTGGCACGGCTCCGAGGCTGGCCCATTAATACGCGCTGTGACTCGATTGGAAGTTGTGCTGTCAAATTTCCGTACATCTCGTTACCGCTAAACACCGCAGCCATATCCCCTGCGGTACCCACCACCACATCGGGCGGCGGCACGAACGGCGCAGCCACAACCCGCCGCACCGTGCCGAAGCTCTCAATCCATGCCATGTCTTGCGCTTGCACGTCCACTAGGCGGCCACGAGCCAGCTTGTACACCTCGCCAGTGTGCGGACTTCGGAGCGTGAATGAGCCTTGCTGCTCGCCGATGTATTGATAGCGCACCCGCCCTGATGCCGGGGTCTCTCCCTGCGGCAGGCCAAGGACAGCCGCTTGCGCCACTTCCTGTGCGGCTTTGTTTCCGCCACAACACGCCGCCATAGCAATCCTCCCACTTGCATCACGGTAGCGATCGAGCACCGTCGCCATGCGGGCTTGGTTCGCAATCGGATCGGCCACAAAGTGCCGCATTCGATCGCCTTCAGCTTGCCGATACACCAACGTCGGCACTGGCACGCGCTGGCCGCAGTGCCCAGCGCGTGCAAGCCGTAGCCACAGTGTCCAATCTTCCCATGCGTCAATTGCCTCATCAAAGCCGCCCACCGCCCGAACGGCTACCGTGGGGATAAGCGCTGTGACGACATGGAGATTGATGGTATCGAGGCCCATGCGCCGCCATCCGGTTGTAGGATCGTAGTCCGTGTGCTGGCGATATTCATACGCCCCAACCACCACCGGATGGCCGCTCTCATTCCGTAACGGCTGGCCATGCTCATTGAGCACATAGCTATCGCCGTACACATACCCCGCGTTGCCTGCGGCATAGGCTCTGAGATACGTTTCGAGCGCGGTGGGCAGCAGGTAATCGTCGGCGTCCAAGAACACCACGAACGTGCCGCGCGCCTGTTCGATCCCTCGGTTGCGACACACGGCCGGGCCGTCGCCCGCTGTATCGTGGATGACGATGTGCTCCCACCACGAGCGTGGGATGGTTTGCCAGTCCAGTGAGGCGCGCGCCACCGCCACATGCTGCGTGTGGCGCGGCCCCACGGGCGTGACAATCGAGATGAGCGGCTGGCCTCCCTCCATCGCTTATCTCTCCTACGCCGTTGGCGAGTAGAACGTCTCGGCAGTCCCGTAGACCGAGCCGCCGTTGGCGAAGTACGGATCGCCGGGGAAGCTCGACCGCTCGTGAATGACCGGGCTGTAGCGCAGATCGGTATAGCGCCCAGCGATCTGCGGCGTGAGGAGCACCAGGCGCGGCTCAGTTTTGGCAAGCAACTGCACACAGAAATTCTGTGGCGGCTTCTTGTGAAACAGGAAGCGCCCGCCATCGGTGGCAAAGTAGGTATTCGGTGCGAACACGTTCGCATCTGCCACCGCGCCCGAGGCGTCATAATCGAAATACTCAAAGTACGTGGCTGCCATGCCGCCCATGACGGTCAACGGCACGAAGTACACGTCGCTCTCGAAGAGGCCCGTTCCCACCACCGATTCGGCGATTGCCTCATCCTCAACCACCGGCACGCGCTCGCCATCGATCCAGAGAAATGAGCCCGTTCGCATCTCGTCGCGCATCGCCACCTGATCTGCGCCGTTGACAATCACACGCTGACCATTGGCATCGGTTACCTGGCAGCCGTTTGTCTGATACGAACATGGCCAGATGCGTGTGAGTTCGTAGAAGAGATCGCTTCGCATGGCAATCACCCACGTCGCCGGATCGAGCCCCATGCGGCGAGCGTTGCGCTTGAGTTGGCGCATAATGGCCTGGAACGTATTTACAACAGTGCCGCCGTTGGTGGAGATGTTGAGGCCGCCGGTAGTGACAATCGTGCTGTCGGCGGCAGGACACGCAATGCCGGTTTCTGCATCGCGCCGGCCCGTATTGATCAAGAGATCAAGGCCGAAGTATTCTTTGTAGCCACCGCCTGCGGTGTTGTTGGCCGGGTTGCCGGCGTACACCGCACGGGCAAAGTCGCGTGCCCACGCCACCGCAAGCTGAAACAACGCCTTTGCCAGTTCGTTGTTGAGTGCCTGGTTAGGCTGCGCGTTTGGGATTGTCGGCACCATCGGATTGTCGCCATTGGCCTGGAAGGGGTTGCCGATGAATTGCAGATCAACGTGATCACCACGATCGCGCCGGCGCCCAAAACGATCTACGTCATAGACTGGCGTCTGCCGCGAGAAACGGCCAAACGGCAGCATCTGGGTACAGAGCTTCATCAGGCCGGCAGTCGGCGGATCGTCGCACACCCCAACCGGGTTGGTGCCGACGCTTGCCGTTACACCGGTCATGATGCCGTACTGCGGATTGTCAAACACACTCCCCCGCGCGGATGGCAGTGCCGACATGAGCCCGAGATACGGCAGCGTCATGGCATTGATGACGGGCCGTTCGAGGCCAGCGCGCGAGAACAGTCCGCCATTGCCGTGTCCATACGCACCAGCAGGAATAGGGCTGCTACTGACCGCCTTCGTGGCGATCTGCATGGCGGCGGTCTGGGTGAGCAGTTCGCGCGCCAGCGCCTGATAGTTGAGTTCGGTCATGAGATGCATGCTCCTGTCATACGTGCGGCGCGCGCCGCAGGCTTACTGGCCAAACAGATTCTGACGAAACGCATCGAGCCCAGTCGATGCGCCATTGGTCTGCGCTTTGAGCGTGGCGGCGAGATCTGCGTCCGCATCGCCCGCATCCTGGCTCGGGCGATAGCCCCGGCCACGCCGGGCACTGTCATCGGTCAGCGTCGCCAGTTCGGCACGCGCCGCCTTGAGCTGCGTTTCGAGGTCGGTCACACGCTGCGTCACGGCGGCCACGTCGCCCGCTTCCTTGGCACGCGCATAGCCCATGCCCTTGAGCTGCTCATCCATCGCGGCCATCTTGCCGGCGATTTCCGATCCCATTGCGGCCACAGCGCGGCTGAACACGCTTTCCAGCATGCCTTCGAAGTCGGCGCGGCTCATGTCGCCGATGAAGTCAGCCACTGGCTCATCGAGATCCGCAACTTCTTCGACTTCCCCGTCTGCCGTTTCGGTTTCGCCGGCCTCCACCATTTCAGCTGGTGGCATGGCGGCTTTCACGGTGTAGACCACGCCGCCGATCGTGACTTCGGCCGGCGGCGCGGGCGTCTCTTCCTTGAACGCAATGCCCTGCTGTGCAGCGGCCTTGTCGGTCTGGGCTAGACCAGCGGCCAGCGTATCAACGGGAATGCCGAGCGTGTCAGCGGCCACCTTCAGGCGGCGCGCCATCTCTTCAGGGTTCATGCGATGCTCCTTGATCGTGAGGCCAGTAAACAGGTTGCTGGCGCGGGCATAGCGCGTGGGCACCAGACTGCGCTCAAATGAATGGATGCGGCCAAACACGCCGTCTGGTGCGGGCTCGCCGGTGGGATGAAAAAAGCCAGGCGAGAGTTCATGCTGATCCGCCTGTGCCTTCATGCGCCGCGCAATCGCTGCACTTCGAAACGTGCCGCTTTCGATGCGTGTGGTGCCGATCTGCATCGAGAAATCGCAGTCGCCGATATCCACGCCCGGCCCCCACGGCGCAGCGGTGTTCATGGGATCCGGCCTGCCAATGTGCCAGTAGCGCAGCGGGCCGTACTGTTTCGTCGCCGTCATCCGCTGGCTGTCGGCATCGAGCGCCGCAATGCTCAGGATTTCGCGGTCACGATCACGATACGCCGTGGTACTGCGCGCAATCCATCGCATGGCCCCCGAGGCGTCTTTAAACACTTTCAACGTGGCGCGGGTCGGACGCTGCCTGCGGTTCTCGCGTCGCCACTGCGATTCACGCTCGCGGATGGCAGCGCGTGATGCCTCACGGGCGCGCCGCTCTTGCTCTGCCGTCTGGCGCTTCTGTTCTGCCTCGCTGCGCCGTTTGGCAACGTCGGCTTGCCGCTGCCGGCTGGCAGCCTCACGCCCGAGCCGTGCCTGCGCGTCCTGCACGGCTGCGTTGTAGCTCGCCACGTTGCCCCGCTGGAGCGCAGACAGCGCGCGCCGCCCCTGGTCAGTCGCAAAGCCATCCGCGCCAATCAGCCCGAGCCGGCGCAGATCGGGATCGGTTGCACCGCCCTGGTCAGCCGCTCGTTGCAGTACGTCAACCGATGCTGGGCTGATACGGGTAGCCGCAGGTAAGGCCGCAGTCGTTTCGCGTGCGGCCTCCGCCGCGTCGGGCTTTGCATCAGGCTTGGGTGCCGTACCTTTGCCACCGCCGCCTTTGGGCTTCTTCTTGCCATCGCGCGCGGCTTCGGCCTGTTGGCGACGTGCCGCCACATCGCGTTTGCGTTGTTCGGCGGCGGTCTGGCGCTCGGTGCGCTTTGCGTCTCGATCCCGGCGGCCGACCGCCTGATCCCCGGCTCGGCTTACGGCATCCTGCACCGCAGTCACATCGCCACGGTCGGCAGCGCTCAGGGCTGCGCGCCCCGTGCTGCTGAGGCGCACCCGGCCATCGGTACCACGCTCCGCAAGGCCCATAGCGACAAGTCCCGTTGCCATGGCGTCCGGTACCTCGCCGCCCGTGCGAAGGGATTGCATGGCGTTCAGCCCCGAGGCAGATAGTCCGTTTTCGGTTTCGCGCTCACCGTTCAGCGCTTCCCCCACGGCATTGCGGTTCTTGGCCTGCTCCGCATCCTGTTCGGCCTGCCGTTGTTCGGGTGTCTTCTTGGGCGCAGCGGCCTTCTTGGGCTTTGTGGCCTTGGGGGCTTTCGGACGCTTGGGAAGAACAGCCCCGGCACTGCCACCGCCAGCGCGGTCGCACGGGCCAAAACGGCCATGGACGTTACACAGATTGCCGCGAATGCGCGTAATGCCGGGCGCGATCTTTTCACCGGGCGGGCCGGCAGCTTTGTAGGATGCGGTGTAGCGGCGCAATGACCACATAGGCAAACAAAAAGGCACCCCGATCCCAAAGGATCGAAGCGCCGTGCGTCGAAAGACGGAGGGCGATATGTTTCCTGCTTACCGAGTACAGGGCCGGCATTCTTACGCATGCCCGTGCAATACGTTCCGGCGGCTCAGTTGTGGGCGCACCCAGCGGCAAATACCGCTGCTTAGTCTAGGGCTAGGATACCGTAGCGGTCAAACCAGATGTGTGAGTGCCGGTACCTTTCCTCACACGCAAGCCCGTCCGTAGCCGTTCGTGGTGCGCCGCTTTCAAATTGTGGGCATTGGTCAGGCTGTTAGGAGTTGAACCTACTCTCTCGCGTGTGCGAGCGCGCCACCGCTTCAGCCCGTCACTGCCGGTTACATTGTCCGGCTCGCCGTCGTGTGCGATGTGCGTTCTTTCCCGCCAGTCAGCCGGTTCCTCACCAGCAAAAGCACAATAGTGCGTTGGTAGCGGGGAGCGGAGTTGAACCGCCTTGGATGGGGTTATGAGCCCCTTCCCATTCCGAATGCCCCGCGTCGTGTGCTACCCGCCATCTAGTATATCACGAGACGCAACACCCCTGCTACTACCGCGCGGCGTCCATCCAAGTTCGAGCGCGGCCGCTTCGAGTGCTGCCACAAACGCAAGTGCGGCACGCCTGAGCATCAGAATGGTTGCAAGATTGAGCCGCATGCTATACTTCGCTATCCACACTGCGTTGTACAACTGTCGCCAGCTCCTGTTGCCACTTCTTCTGTGCCGTCGTATCCCACTCGCGAGCCTTGGTACCGGGGTGCTGCACTGGCCCGCGTGTCGTGACAAACGTGCTGCCTTGGCTACCGGCTGATGAACCAAGCACACGCGGTTTGGTCTTGGCTCGGCCTCCTGTGGCAAACGCCAGCGCCTTGGCACGCCTCGGGTAGATCAGGTGCGGCTTCGTGCCCTGGTTCAGCATTGTCCAGATCTCGTCATCCGTACCGATGATGCGCCGGAACGCACCAGGGCGACTAATCGTGAATGAGACGCCCCGCTCCCATGTGTTGGTGGTAGCATAGAAGTCGGCGCGCACGCCTTCGGCGGCCGCCTGCATCCCGTTCTCGACGGCGCGCGCGATGCGTTCGGGATTGAGGATAAGTGCATCGCGTGGAATGCGGATGGCACGCGCTTTCATATCACGCGCCCTTCCCTGATTCGCAGCGGTGCCCATGCACGCTCGCGGGCGATGCAGGTGCTACAGCTATCACGCTTGCCCCGCCGCCAGTAGCAATCATAGTTATTGTCGCCCTCCAGTTGCTGTACCTCCCACGCACAGCCACAGCGCGTCTTGCACAGCGTGCTGCCGTCTTTTGGCAGCGCCGGCAACGGCAGCAGCTTCGTGCGCCCAGCCCAGTAGGGCGCGCCAACCGATTCAGCATACATGCCCGCCCTGGCTTTCCAACCGCGCTCGAACTGGGGCGCATCCTCAATGACCGCCTGGAAGCCGCTGAGGAAGTGCAGCTGTGTTGCCACGGTGCGCGTGAGCACGGCGCGGCCCACAGGACTTGCGGGGTTCACACCGCCGGCTCTCAGCGCATCAGCGTGGCCTTGGGCCAGAACACTCGCAAACTGCGCTGCCCACTGCTGCGGCGTGATGCGCTCCGCCTCAAGCGCATCCATGGCACCGCCGATGCGCGCCAGCATGCGGATGATGAGGCGGCGGAGACGTTCATCCATTGCCCAACACCTCATCGAGCAGCGCACGCGCCGCCGCCAGTTCGGCTTCCGTCAACTCGGGCGGCGGCTCAATGAGCAACGCAGCCTTCAGCAGCACCCCCGGCGTGGCCTCGCTCGGCTGGTCTTCATCGGTCAGTATGCCACCGGGGGTGCGGTCAGCCGGTGCAAGCTCCTTTGGCAGGATCTTCGCATCGAGCAGGAGTTGCTGCGCCTGGGGGATGTCAATGAGTTGCGAAGCGAGCATCGCGCTGATATTGGCGACTTGTTTCGTTTGAAGCTCGGCCTGCTTGGTGCGGTCAGTGATGTCGCTCGAACTCCATGCGAACGTGGTGCTAAATGGATTGATGCGCTTGGTGAAGGTCACCCACTGTTTGGCCCACGCCGCAAGCCCCATGCCCTCAGCGCTTTCCTCCAGGATACGCGCCTGTTGCCCGTTACCGAGGCCTTGTCCCGTGAGCGGCCGCAGATCGCCGATGAATAGCCCAACCGCGTGCGAGTACAGTTGATCCGCCCGCTCACGTTCCTCGTTCAAATCGAACCCATCGGGAATGTCGGCCAGCGGGATTGTTACGAACGATGGCGGCCGCTCGGTGTCGAAGCCGGGGATGAGCACCGCGCCTTTGTAGACGATGAACCCCTTCTGCACCGCATCGGCATCGGCAGAGAGCAGCCCTTGCTTCAGTTGCTTGTCGGTGACACCACTCACGAGATGGATGGCGCGATTGTTCTGGCCTGAAACCTTCTCGCGGAAATAGGTCTCAATCGCCTGCATCTTGACGATTGTTTCCCATGCCACTGAGGCTGCACACAAGCCGACGCCGTTCAGCAGTACATCGGGGCTGGGCATATCCGTGAAGTTTGCCACGAAATCCGCTGGCAACGGCTTGTACCCGTTCTTGAGCGTCTGGTAGTACGCGGGGATATTCGGGTCGCGGGTGCGGGTGATGCGGTGGCTGTCCAGGTGGTAGAGCCCTTCGACGCGCGATGCACCGCCACGGGTGGCCCTGGCAATCTCCACCCACGCGCCGTTATCGCAGAGCAGAAAGTCCTGGAGATGGCGTTGCAGCCCGCTTTCGAAGTCGCCATCAAACAGCTCGAACAACTCCTGGGCACGCCGGGCGCGGGTCGCAACATCCTTGGTATCTTCAATCGTGAAACCGCGCGCTACCTGCTTTTGGATGCTCTTCTTGACGGCGGCTGCCCACATGCCATCCATGAGCGGCGTGGCACGCAGCACGGCATCACGGGCATACGTGACCATCGTGCGTGCGGGCAAGCCCGTTTGCTGGGCGATACCCATCGTGGCCGCAAGGTCTGCCGGCCCGAGCAGGATGTGCATCACGCCGCCGGAAGCGGGCTGGATGTCATCGCGGGTCACACTGCGGCGGCGGTCGAGTACGTCGGTCATTCGAACCTCTTGGCCCATGCAAGGTACCGCAATGCATCGATCCCGTGATCGAAGGCTTTCACGATCTTACCACTGGCATCGCGGCGGTAGCTCGCCATCTCAGCGCGCAAGTCTGTGCAGCGTGGATGCACCAGGATGCGCCGGTAGCCATTGGCGTCGGGTGCGAGCATCGCGCGCAGCGTCTTGATGCTTTCTTCCACGTTGCCCGGCTTCCCCATCGTAAAGATGCCCTCGGCATGCAGCCGGCCACGCAGTTCGGCGGCGCTGCTGTCACACGCCGCAGCGTCGGGCGCGGGGTACGGCAGCGCGAGCACGTCGGCAAGATGCTGGTCAGAAAGCGTTTTGGCGGCATAACTTTCGGCAAACACACACAGCCGACCATCGGCACGCTCCTGTACCAAGAGGATCGCACGCGGGTGGCTCTCGACAGTCCACAGATGCGTTGCCGCATCGCGTGCGCCACTATACCCATCATCGACGGCCCAGTAGACTGAGCCAGCGCCCTCCTGGTAGTCAGCCGCCTCCGTGACGTTGCCGTCGTCTGGCCCATCGCGCCACACATCGAAGATCAGGCCGGTTGCCTGTACCCAGAGACCTTTTGCCAGACGCTCAGCATCGACGCCCGTCAGGCTTTCGAGCCGGATGAGGTAATCCGCCGGATTGTACGGATTGTCACTGGCCCGTGAGTAATAGACCCGTGCTTCAGCGCCCGCAATCAGGCGACGATAGATCCAATGGGTTGGCGCATCGGGATTGCACGAGAGGAGGATCTGTCGCCACGAGGCAGCGCGTCCGCGCATGCGGCCTGAGACGGCGTTGAAGTCACTTTCCTCGAACTCGGTTGCTTCCTCCATCCATGCAATATCAACGCCGCCTTCGGCACCAATCGAGCGCAGTCGCTCGCGCTGGTCGTCGCCGTCAAGGCCCGCATAGATCAGCAACGAACCATTGGCGTACTCAAACCGGCTCTTGCTCGGCATGTGCTTGACACGCGGATCGGGGCCGATCACCGCGCGCTTCAGCAGCTCGGCCGTGCTGTTCGTGATGCTCACGCGCGCCTTTCGCAGCAACAGCGCCGTGGCACCGGGATACCGCAGGCAGTAGCCATGCAGCTTTTCGGCGGCGATACGGCTTTTGCCACCCCCAGCCGAGCCGGTGAGCAGCACCACCGGCGATTGATCCCGCCACGGCGCCACCTGCCACGCCAGCGGGTGGTATGGGGCAATCAGTCGTACCGGGCGCTTACTCGGTTGGGGTGTCGCTCCAAGCATCAGGGGAGGCGTCCTTTGTCGCGTAGCTCTTCATCGTCAGTTCGCCGCTGTGCTCCTGCACATCCGTCCAGAGCTTGTAATGCTTGCCCAGTTGCACTAGCGCCGCTTGGGCATCGTACAGCTCGATCGTGACCGTGCCCTCAATGCTCTTGCTGTACTTCTTCACCAGATGCATCAGGCCGGCGGCTTGCGCTGCTTTGAGATCAAGTTTGATTCCGCGCCCAGTTACACTGAAAAACCCGTCAAGATTGCCGCGAGCCATCTCGGTAAGGCGGCTCAGGATCTCGGCCTTGGGCATGGCGTGCTCGGCCATTGTCATGTCAACCGCCGCGCGAATCTCAACATTTCTCAACAGCGCATACCCGATCGACGCGAGCGATGCGCGCGTGCCACTGTAGCCGGCACGCGCGGCGGCCTCAGTGGCATTGAGACAGGCCACATAGTGCTGCACAAACAGGCGCTGCTTATCGGTCAGATCGCTCACGGCAACCCCACCGGAATTTCGCGGATTGTCACCAGAATGCGCTGCACATCGATTTCGCCATTGCTGAACGTGGCACTGAACGCTACTTCATACGTGGTACCGAGCGCACCACCCGAGAGCCGCACAGTGCCAATCGCCCCACTCACACCAGTTGCGCCGACAGTAAGCCCTGCTGGCGATGCGCTCACACTCAGACTACTGAGCGTTGCGCCGCCGGCCACAATCTCGCTGTCTTCCCATGTGACACTAAAGTCACGGGTTGCACTTGGATCTTTCTGAAAGCGCGGGGATGTGGTTGTTCGCATCAGTCGGCCTCATAAACATGAGCACGCATCTGGGATCGATAGTATGTCGCATGATGTGGCACCGGGTAGCGCTCCTGACGCACCGCCTGATAGATATCGGACTGCAAGGCCGCGCGATACCGTGTGATTTCCGGCCGCGCGCGGTAAGCCGGCGCGGCCGGGACAATCGTGGCCGCATCGAGCGAAGCTGCTACCCGTGCGCGGGTCTCTGCCGTCATCAGCAGCGCACGCACCATCGGCAGAGCCGTAGCCCCACGGCCAGCCGAGCGCGCCACAGCTGAGAGCAGCACCGCGCGGATGAGTGCCCCCCGCGCCTGGCTTATCGCCAGCGCGCTCGCCTGGATAGCCAATGTTCGCACGGCCGCAGCATCGCTTCGACCAGCCGAGCGCGCCATGGATTGGATGTCGCGCATCAGTGTAGCCGCGCTTCCGGCGCGACTACGCGCGTAGCCAGTGGCCACGAGCAATACCAGGCCGGCGGCATAGTCCACCGCGCCACGGCTCGTCGCACGCGCCACCGCCACGAGTGCAGCCTGGCGAGTTGCGGCGGCATCTGCACGCGCATGCACACGCGCAAGTGCCTGGAGTGCCACCACACGGATGAGTGGTGCTTGGATGCGCGACGTTGCCCGAGCAAGCGCGCGCACATCACGAGATAACTGGGCGGGTGCGTGCATCGTACTCGCTGCGCGCGCGCTTGCGACGAGCATGGTTTGCCGCAGTGCCGCCGCACGCACCCGCGCCGTGGCGCGATCGAGGGCTGCGAGCGCCACGGCGCGGTGCGCGGTGGCCTGGCCTGTACTTTGGCTGCGGTCACTCGCCACCACCGCACGGCTGGCAATCGGCTGTGCGGTGGCACTGGCAGCCGATCTGGCCGAGGCGTGCAGTGCTGCCGTACGAATGACGTGTGCATGGACTGCCGAGCGCGCCGCATCGGATGCCGTGATGCTCCGGCTTGTGGGGAGTGCGCCATTCGCACGGCTCTGGCCCCGGCCCGTGGGCACAGCGGCACGCGCGGCCAGGAGAGCAGCAGCACCCCGCGCCTGGCCGCGTGCGTGCGCCGCCAGTGAGCGATCCAGTGGGAGTGCAGCGAACGCTCGACTGAACGCACGCGCGGTGGCTACCACATCAACCGCTACCCCACCAGCAGGCGCATACACGGCGCGCCGTATCTGTGGCCGCACCACGCCCCACGGATCGGCGGCGAGTATGCGCCACTCGGCAGCGTCGAGGACGCGCGCCCAGATCAGGATCAGGAGGTCAGTACACTCCCAATTTTGCTGGCCGGTATAGTAGTCCTTGCCAATGTAGATGCGCGTGTTGGCGCTGTTCGCCGTCTCTGTGGACGCCCCACTCGCCACCTCGACACCGTCGCTCCACACACGCGATGTGGTGCCGTCGTTTGAGCCGCCCAGCAGATACACATCGCCGTTGTCGTCGGCCACGCCGGCGGCGGACGTGACCGTTGCTGCGCCGTACGTTCCGACAACCCCCGTGTCATCAACATAGAGACCGCACACGGGAGCTGAACTGCTGGCGAACTCCGCAACAAGACGCTCAGCGTAAAATGACGTGGTGTGGCGTTTCAGCCCCGCGATCGTCCATTTACCCTCGATCGCCATCGGCGCTTGGCCCATCGTGAAATAGAACCCGTTGCCGCCGTAGGCCGTGCCAGGCCCGAGGATCGTATCACGCAGGTACCAGCCGGTGCCCTCATTCGTCGCACTGATCACGCCCTGGCGACTCAGTGCCCAGGCCGTGCCGGTATTGAGCCCGAGCGGAATAATCAGCGCCAAATCCCGCCACAAACCACGGTAGGCCGGTGCCACATCGACGTGACGCCAGCCGTAACTTGTTGGCTTGCGCGGGAATTTCACTATTGCGCCTCGGTAATAATCGGCTCCAGGCTCACTTCGTGGTCTCCAGCCGTACTGCTAAGTGCCTGATTTGTCCCGTTGAAGACCACAACGCGTGCGTAGCGTGTGCCAATCTCAATCTCCCGACTCCACTCCTGGGCGGTCGTGACGTTGTTCACGGGCATGCTCCCCACAAATTCGAGCTGCGAGAGGATCTCCGCATCGCTCATCGCGCCGTCGCCAGCCGGCATGTCGGCCCCGCCGTCAAACGTCGTGTTATCGGCGCTCGTGGCGAGATAGACACGCACGGGCGTGCCAGCGGTCGGCGCGGCGCCGAACCGGGTTTTCACCCGCACCCGGTAGCGTCCGGCGCGGGTAGCACCAAGATCGGCGCTCGCCGAGGCGCGCCCGGCTGAGGCGTTAAGCGACGTGAGTGTGAGCACTGCTGTGCCGCCACTGGTTTTGAACGTGACGATCGTGCCGCTTTCGACAAGGATCTGGCTTGGCACTACAGCCTCCTGGCTTTCGCCACCTGCCACGCCTGCACACCGCCGGGGAAGCCGAGTGCGTCGGCGAGCGAGGTCGTTCGGCTTTGGAGGGCCACGAGGTTCGTGCGCGTGGTGGTGCCCGCCCCGAACGCAGCGGCAAGTGAAGCGCGGGTGTTGGCACCTTTGAGATTGACGTTGCCCATCGAAAGCAGCACCTGCACGCGCGTGCGCTCGGCAGCCGTGGCAGCGCTCCACTCGCTCGGCACAATCGCTTCCCAGAGTTCGTAGGCTGGCACGATGGTGCGCTCGACTGCGACGATGGCCGCGTTGAGAGTGGATGCGGCTGTCACATCGGTGAGACTGGTGTAGGCTGGCTTCTGTAACTCGGCAGCCAACTCGACATAGCCCATCGCATGCCTCCCTAGTCCAGCGTGAGGCTAAAGCCGTTTGCCGCCACACTTGGGGTATCGCCGATATTGACCGTGGTAAAGCGCGAGCGCGCAATGATCATCGCGCCATCGGCGGTAATATCGATCGCGCTTCCGCCAGCCGTGGCGGCAAGCTGGAGGCTATTCCCGCTCGGTGCCCGCACAAAATATTCAGTGCCTGCACTCAGACCAGTCGGCAGCGTTGAGCCTGCCGGTGCCCACACGATCACCTTCGTGTCCGCAACCCACGAATGCCCCGGCGCCCACACGAGGTCGCCTGTCGCAAGGCCCACGGCCATTGGGATCAGCTGATCACACAAATAGGCCCACACGCGGAGTGTGCCGCCCGAGGACGCGGTGTACCAGCCAAACGCTTTCACCAAACCCGCTTGCGCGCTGGTTGCCTGGGGGAAACCGACCGACGTAGCATTCAGCTTCGGGTTGGCCGAGGGGAAGTTAGTCGTATTGTTGGTGACCGAGACACGCGCATACGCGCCGTAGTTGGCCTCCACGCCACCCGAGCCATCATCGGCTGGTGCGGTGGTGAACAGCGCGCCGAACAGGGTGGCATCGGCAGCGAACGCCGTACCGCCGAACAGCTCGTTGAGAATCGCTAGTTCGGTTGCATCAACCAGTGACATGGCGCGGTTCCTCCTGGGGGTTGCGCTCGGCTGCCCGCACGCGCTCAGCCGCCGCATCGGTGCGGGTGACACCAGCCGCAGCGCCGGCAGCCAGGATGCCGGAGATCACGGTCTGCGCGATCGTCGGCTGCGTGAACACCACATCCGAGGCCAGTGCTGTGAGAAACGCCGCAGCAATGCCGGAGACCAGAGCAACGGCGATCAGGAGTGGCGTCGGGGCGGCAGGGGCCGCTGCTTTGAACAGCGCCACCAGCAGGGCACATAGCGTGGCCGCGGCGGTGGTGTCGATAGCAAAGTCCATGGCTAGGCTCCTTCTACGCGCTCACGCGCGCGCACTTTCTCTCCAGACGTTAAGCCGATATGGCGCTCGATTTGCGCGATCTGAAACTGCATGACGGCGAGCGTTTTCCCGATTTGTTCCATTGCCTGCGCCGTCGTCTCCTGCGCTTTGACGCGGCGCTCCTCCAAATCGCGCCGCCACTGGCGCTCCTCTTTCGCAGCCGTCTCTTCGGCGGTGTCCTCATGCGTCCACGATTTCGTAAGGTACGGCCAGACCTGTTTTTCCAGGAACGCCCAGAGCGCAACGGCAGCCGGAATGATGAGCAAGGTTACCCACCACGGGATGTCAGGTGTAGGTGTAGCAGTCATGCCGGATGCTCCGGGCGCATGAGCGCCTCCAGCGCACTCACACGCTCATCAAGCGCCGCGTACGGCGTCGTGAGCATTGCCGCCGTCTGCGACTGCACGTTGTGGCGCTGTGCCTCCCCGATCTGGAGGTCAAGCGCGAGCATGTCATCGGCAAAGCGCCGGATGAGCGCCGAACGTTGCTCGAGCAGATCACCGAGTCGGTCACTCACAGCGCCTTCCTCCACAACAACGCGCGCCAGAGCAGATCGAGGAGATCGAAGCCACGCGGATCGTTTTTGCCATAGGCATCAATGAGCGCATGGGTGAGTACTGGCAGCGCGCCATGGCGCTGCCACCAGGCCGCAACCTGCCACGCACATGCGTGATACTGCGCGTCGGTGTAGGGGTCTTTCCCGTTACCGAGGTTCTCCAGTTCGATATTGAGACTGATCTGATTGGCGTTGCCGGCATCACCAGATGCCGTGGTGTAGCGCCCAATGTTCGAGAAACCTACTGTGTGAGCGGCAAGGACATCGGGCACCATGCGAATGATGCGGCCGTCCTTGGGGATAAGGACGTGAGTAGAGACGCCCTTGGGGTTGTTAATGAGCCACTTGAGCGAGTCGGTTCCTGCCGTGTGGTGCAGCACGATACAGCTGATCTTCGCGTTGCCACGGCTGCTGAAGTGCATCGAGCGTTGCTCGGCTTGGGTGGGTGGTACCATCACCGCAACCTCCACCCGCGCAGCTCCAGGCGCAGCAGCTCACTGAGCAAATACACGAGACGCCACGCCAGGCGCGCACCACGGGGCGTGTGCCGATAGGGCCGCTTGGGGCGATTGGGGAGACGCAAGGGGCGTGGGTTGTGGGAGTGGTTGGTCATTGGGTGTGCGCCTGGGTGTACAAAACAAAAACGGGCTGCCCTCGCACGCGCAAGGCAGCCCACCAAGAAGAGTATAGCACATCGATCAAGGGAATCGCAACGCCAGCCCTACATATCGTAGCGCCTCCAGATTACGTTATACTGAATAGCTCCGCGCTCCTGTCGAAGCAGCCCACCAAGCACGCTCGGCCGGGGCGCGGGGTGATTTATCGTTCCGAGGCGCGATACCCTGCCGCAGCTGCATCAGCCGCAGCGTTAAAGCACCGGACGCCATCAAAGGTTCTGCTGTAAAACGTTCCGCGCGGCTCGTGATAGATGCCGCTGTCGTTGCCCTTTATTTGTCCTTCCGCGCACGGCCACCAGGGCGGATCGACTTCAGTCGAGCGACCTTCCCCAAAGAAGATCGGCGCATTATCAGTACCCCCTCGAAAGCCTTCCCCCGGTGCGCGGGTCGGAAGTGGTACACTCGTAGGCCGAGGAGTGCGCGTGGGGATAGGCGTTCGGGTTGGGCGGGGCGTCTCAGTTGGCTTCGGTGTATTGGTTGGGCCGGGTGTGTACGTCGCCGTGGGTAAAGGCGTCTCGGTTGGGATCGGGCTTGGTGTCCAGGTCGGAAGCACACCGACGCGCTGGCCTACATTCGTCGCTGCTGAGACCACCATCCCAAACACACAGCACAGCGCAAGACTTCCCGCTCCAATCGCAAACACCCACCCACGCAGTGTTTTCGGCTTCTTCATACGGCGTACCTCCTGGCTGTACACCGTCTCAGCACGCTGCCGGGATTCCCGCTGTCACCTTCCTGTCATCTACACATCGGCAGTAGTAGTGCTATGCTCGCAAGTCCGTAGAACATATATGCTAAATAATGAGGAGTTATGGACGCAAGTTTTCATGTGTCGCTCGCCGCAAGCTTCGCACGGCTCGCCACCATTCGCGACCAATTGCACGAGCGCAAATCTTACGAACAATTCAGCAAGAGCGTATCGTGGCCCGTTGACGAGGCGTTTACAATGACAGAACCTGTTTTCGATAGCGCGCCATCCTCGTCTGCTGGCGTCCGAGCAACGGTGCGTGAAATGGTGCGAGTAACGCTGGCGTTCTTTATCTTCATCGGATCGGCTGTTGCTGGGCTTTGGTTCGGTACAGAAGCGATCCGATTGCTCATCGGTGGGGTGCTCTTGGTTGGCGTTTGGCCACTGTACGCTATCTTGCGACGAACGGCTGAAGCATCCGGCATCGAACGGGCTGCCCACACTATCCGTGCCCACCGCGAACGCGCCTAGCAAGTTCCTCTAGCTCGGTGGCAATCTCATCTGCATCTGGCCCCTGTGCCACTTCCATGATGGTACGATATGCCTCTGGCGTGGCGCGCTCCTTGAGCCATTGCTCAGCAAGCGCTACGCCCTGTGCTTCGTTTGCCTTGGGGTGGCTTTGTATCCAACCCACATCAGGTACACGCCCACCCAATTCATCAAGCAAGGCTGTGAGAAAGTCACCATCAGGCCAATGCTCCCCCTTTTCGACTCGATAGAGCTTCGTTCGGTCTGGTAACTTCTCAAACCGTTTTTCGAGGCGTCGAAGCAGAGCAGCTTGCGTTATCCCCTGCCGCAAGCGGAGCGTCTTAATATACCCGCCCAATGCCACACTCATGCCGTTAGTATACCGTGCGTGTTGCACGGCTGCAACGTTGCTTTTGTGCATCATTCTCCCCCTTGCAATTGTTGCTTCTATGCCCTATACTCTTGTTGCACAAGAGCAACGGAGGGCATATGGAGACGGCTGCTAAAATCACTGAAGTCCTTGAAACCATCAAGGCGCGCCATCAGTTCACCGATGAAGAATTGGCCCAGTATGCTGGTGTAAGTCGGTGGACGATTTACCGCATCCGCAGGGGCGATATTGGCGAGACGGTCTCCACAAGTCTCGTTGGCACAATCCTGCGCGAATACACCCCTTTGGCCGAACAGGCCGCTTAGACCGGCTCCACTCATATGCGAGCCGGTCTCCTTTACATTTCTGTAATGTTGCACAAAAGCCTCATAATGCTTCTTGACACTGTTGCATACAAGCCCTATAATGTTGCACGTAAGCAACAGATCGAAGCCCCCGCCGCGCTCGAACGCGACAGGGGCACCGCCACCCGAACAGCTAAGGAGACTCGGATGACCACTTCCATTGTACCACCTTCCTCCCCCACCTCCTCTTCCCACGATCTGCGCGTGGCCTTCGTGCTCGAACGGCTGGCGCAGGAGAACGCGCAGAACGCAGCCCAGGCCGGCGAGCGCGCGGCGTCCTACAAAGCCCAGGCCCGGAAAGCCTGGGGGCTTGGTGACTTCGAGCGCGCCACTGACCTTGGGCGTGCGGCTGACCAGGAAGCCCACGAGGCGGCATTCTTCAAGCGGGGGCGCACGGCCTACACGAACGCGCTCACCTACTGGAATCGCGGCATTCGGCCCGACCAGCTCAAGAGCGGCGCGTACATCCTCCCCTCGGTGGTGAGCGGCAAGAGCCCCCACCTGATCGTCAAGAACGGTGATTGGATCTGCTGCTGTGACGCGGGAAGCCAGTTTCACTGGCCGATCGCCATGCTGGTGGCCCTCGAGATCGCGGGCGACGAGACCGAGGCGCACGACGATGGAGAGGCCGCATGGCGCGCGCACGATGCCGAGATGAGCCGCACCTGCGCCTGCTACGACACGGGCACTGAGCAGCCGGCGTGCCTTGCCAGCGGTCGCTGCGAGGGCATCATCTCGGCCAGGGCAATCGAGCAGGCGGCGGCTGAGGCCGCGCCGATGCTGGCGGGGCGGGCCGAGCGCCTGGCACAGATCGAAGCTGAAGCCGCTGAGTGGTTTTAGGAGGGGACCATGCGACGCATTTTCAACGAAACCACTCGCCGCCACACCACGCGGCGGATCGTGATCGAACAGCGCCACGGACGTGGCCACACTGCTGAGACGCAAGAAGTCGCAATCACGATCCGCACCCAGGCGTGGTATGACGCCGATCGGCGGGTGCTGGTGGTCGACCACGAAGCCGAATGCACCGTGCCCTACGACATCCCGTTGAATGACTTCCTGCGCCACTCTGGCGACGATCGTCTGCTCGAAACTCACAACACCGAGGCCGACGCAATCCGGCGCGCGGTGGAGCGTGCCGACTGGTGGATGCGCACAGTGGAAGATGCGATACCAGCGCTGGATACGCGCAGCGATGAAACGCTGATCGCCGACGAAGTGGGGCGAGGCAACTTCGTGCATTACCGCGCGGAGTGGTAATTCAGAACTCCCGAAAGGAGTTGTGCTATGCAAATCACAAACCGCTGGACCGATGAGACGATCTACGACGCACCCGACGCCACTACGATGCGCGAGGCCGTGATGCTCGCGCTGAAGCATGGTGCCGTCCTGAGGCGTGCCGACCTGAGCGATGCCGTCCTGAGCGATGCCGACCTGCGCGGTGCCGACCTGAGCGATGCCGACCTGCGCGGTGCCGACCTGAGGCGTGCCGTCCTGAGCGATGCCGACCTGCGCGGTGCCGACCTGAGGCGTGCCGTCCTGAGCGATGCCGACCTGCGCGATGCCGACCTGCGCGATGCCGACCTGAGCGGTGCCGTCCTGAGCGATGCCGACCTGAGGCGTGCCGACCTGAGCGGTGCCGTCCTGAGCGATGCCGACCTGAGCGGTGCCGTCCTGAGGCGTGCCGTCCTGAGCGATGCCGACCTGAGGCGTGCCGACCTGAGCGGTGCCGTCCTGAGCGATGCCGTCCTGAGCGATGCCGTCCTGAGGCGTGCCGTCCTGAGGCGTGCCGACCTGCGCGGTGCCGACCTGAGCGATGCCAAAGAGGACGTGATCAGCATCCTCAACATCGTACCCAACGAGGTTGCAGGACTGCGGCTGGCGCTCGTGGAGGGGCGTGTCAACGGCCAGATGTATCGGGGCGAGTGCGCGTGCCTCGTGGGCACGATAGCCAACCTGCGGCACTGCCACCACACGAGCATTCCCGGTCTGCATCCCGATCCTGATCGGCCAGCCGAGCGGCTGTTCCTGGCTATTCGACAAGGCGACACGCCGGAGAGCAATCCGATCGCGCAGATCGTGGTTGGCTGGATTGACGAGTGGCTGGCAGCGCGTGAGGCGGTTCCAGCGTGAAATATGTTCCGTTCGGCCGGCGGGTCTACACACTCGCCGGCTGCACCATTGTGGATCGGCGGCGCTTTTCATCCCGCTGGTTTGCACGCCGTGTGGCAACCGGGATGCGGCGTATTCGAGAGGCGGCACGATCATGACACCCATCCTGAAGTGCGACGTATACGGCTGCTCGCTCCCCGCGCGGGAACACCAGCTCGCCGGCCGCGCCGATCGCATTGTGCATCTGTGTGTGCGGCACTTTGGGGAAGTCTCGCCGAGTCCCCTGCCCGATCCCCGGCGCTACGCCCGAATGACACAGATCGAGCGTGGCGCAGCGGTCGCACCGCTCACCATCGAGCAGGCGTGGCAGTTCGCACGGCAGTACGCGGCCTTCCTCGACACGATCTTGGACGGCACGAACGTGACAACCGACCCGCGCGCAGTGTTTGGCCAGGTGCTCGTGTGCGCCTATGCGTGGCGCGCAGAGCAGGCCCGGCCTGTGGGCTGCGACGTGGCAGGAAGCTGATATGGAATGGCGTTGGTGACAGCGCCATTCTACTACGAACTCTCAGAAGGTGCAAACCGATGACAACTGACCTGGCAACCACCGACAGCGCCACCATTATCGAGCGCGTCATCATTGCCGGTGATCTGTCGAAGCTTCAGCCGCAGGAGCGCGTGAGCTATTACAACGCGGTGTGCAGCTCGCTCGGCCTGAACCCGCTGACCAAGCCCTTTGAGTACATCACGCTGAACAACAAGCTCACGCTGTACGCCACACGCAACTGCACGGATCAGCTCCGCGCGGCCAAGCGGGTGAGTGTCCAAATCGCAGCGCGCGAGAAACTGGAGGATATCTACGTCGTGACGGCCCGCGCCACGCTGCCGGACGGTCGCGCCGATGAGAGTATCGGCGCGGTGAACATCGCCGGCCTACGTGGTGACAATCTCGCCAACGCGCTGATGAAGGCCGAGACGAAGGCGAAGCGCCGCGCCACACTGAGCATCTGTGGTCTCAGCTTTGCCGACGAAACCGAGGTACCGACGATCCCCGGCGCGCAGCCGGTGGTGGTGGATAGCGCTACCGGTGAGATTGTAAGCGGCCACACGAACGGCAACGGCAAGAAGCCACCCACAGCAGCAGGCGCACGGGCGCGTTTCTTCCAGAAGTGGGGGCCAGAACTGCGACTCGCAGGCGATGCGCTCTCGTGGGATGGTGTATGCGGGGCTCTCGATTGGGCAGGAAACACACCTGAGCCGGCAACGGTGGCGCAGTGGGCTGAGGCCAATCAGTGGGTAGCAGATGCATTAGCAGGTGGCGTGGCGGAGACTGCCGAAGAGCCCGCGCTGTGAAGCCCGTACCGCGCCGGCGGATGCGCCCTCGGCTCCGCCGGCCTGCCTTCGACACGCACCTGAGCCTGTGGCTTGATACGGCGATCGTGAATATCGAACAGGCACAGCACCCGTGGGAACGGCGCTTCTGGCGCCGGGTGAAGCGATTTGTAGAACGTCGGATCGGTCTGTAATGTATGACGCCGTTCCAACTGAATTAACAGCCCTACCCCAATGGGTGACGTGGCGCTTTGAACCTGATCCAAAGCACCCCGACAAGCCCAAGAAGGTGCCCTACAGCCCACAAAGCGGCCGGCGCGCATCAACAACCAACGCGCAGACATGGGCCACATTCGCAGTGGCGGTGCGCGCACAAGCCTCCCGGCGACATGACGGCGTAGGATTTGTGTTCAGTCCAGACGATCCGTTCGTGGGTATCGACCTGGATGACTGCATCGCCGAGGGTGAGATCGCGCCGTGGGCACAAGCCATTCTCGACACAATGCAGAGCTACAGCGAAGTGTCGCCGAGCGGCCAGGGCATCAAGTTGATCATCGCTGGTGAGCTGCCGAACGATGCCGCAGTCAAGACTGAGCACATCGAAATCTACGGCAAGGGTCGCTATTTCACTATCACCGGCCAGCACGTTGCTGATACCCCCACCACGGTGCGGAACGTCAACGGCGAACTGGCAAAGCTGGTGGAAGCCACACGGCCCAAGCCTGCTGCCCTGCCTGCGCTTGACACGCGGCCGGCGGCGCCGGAATACCTACGTGTATGGGCCGATCGCATCATTGACGATGCGGTGAGCCGTGTGGCGCTGGCCGCGCCGAACACCCACCACAACACACGGTTGGATATGGCGCGGTGGGTGGGTGGGCTCATCCCTCACGGTCTCGCAGACGCCGAAGGCGTAGCGCGTCGGCTGTACCAGGCGCGCATTCCACAAGCTCACCACCAGCAGGAATACAAAGCCATTCTCGACGGCCTGCGCCTCGGCGCTGATAAGCCGCTCGAATTGCCTGAGCCGCCCCCACAGCCGCTCTTTGATGCGGCCGGCGTGGCGTACTGCCCTACGCACCGTGTTGCGCTGCCGACTGCCAAGAACGGCAACGGCTACAAGTGCCACCAGAAAGATGACACCACCGCCACCGGCTGGTGTGATTTCTGGTGGAAAGGAGAAGGCTATACCCAACCAACTCGCTCCGAGTCGCGCACGCTTCCGAGGAACGGCGCCGACGCTGGTTCGGGTACCACCGACGCCGCTAGCCGCACCGATGGGATAGGTAATGTGGGCCAGCCCCCGATTGCCCCAACCGTGGTAGATCGGGTAAGCGCACCAGCCACCCTCGCTGGGCAGGCATCGCGGTTCGTGTTGTACTCCATCGCAGCGCTTCGGGACTTGCCGCCGGTGGTGTGGTTGCTCGAAGGCGAGATCCCCGCTCATCTGTTTACGGTGGTGTGTGGCCCGAGCGGCGCTGGCAAGTCGCTGCTTGGGGTGGATTACGCGATCCGAGTAGCGCGGCGCTATGCCGACTCGGCCGTGATCTACGTGGCTGCTGAGGGCGGCAGCGGCTACCGTGCCCGCGTCGATGCGTGGCTTGCTCATCACCAGATCGAGGAGCCCACGAACCTGCACTTTGTTGTGCGTGACGTACCGCTCCTTGAACCACTCGCCGTAGCTGAGTTCATCGCCACGATCCAGCCTCACAAGCCCTGCCTTGTGTTCTTCGACACCCTCGCCCGCTGTATGGTCGGTGGTGACGAGAACAGTGCCAAGGACATGGGGCTACTCATCCGGGGATGTGACACGGTGCGCCACGAGCTTGGCGCGGCCGTGGTGGTGGTACATCACGCGGGCAAGAGCGGCAGCGGCTACCGGGGCTCATCGGCGCTGTACGCGGCGGCTGACAATTGGATCGACGTGTCCAATGACGACGGGTTGATCACCGTCTCAGGGGGCAAGGCGAAGGATTGGAAGCCGTTCGATCCGCGCTACCTGCGCATGGTTGAAGCTGGCGAGAGCATCGTGCTGGTGCCACACAATCAAGTGGACATGAAGAAAGCCGCACTGAGCGAAGGCCAGCGCAAGGTACTCGAAACACTGGCGATGGATATCTTCCTTGATGCCGGCGCGAAGCGGGCCGAACTGGTGACCGCCACCGGGCTCGCAGAGACCACGATCTACAAGGTCCTGAGCCGGTTGAAACGTGACACGATGATAATCCAAAGCAAGAAAGGCGACCCCTATACCATCGCCGCGAAGGGTTTGGCAACTATCCGCGACTATCACCGCGCGCTACGGCAGCAGAACGCCCAACTATCACAACTATCTTCCAACTATACCGAACTATCCGAACCCGGCTATACCAACTATACCAACTATATCTCTCCCCCTTTAGGGGGAGATAGAGAGATAGTTGATAGTTCGGGTGGAGAGAGTTTGGAAAGTCCGAGATCAGAACCCACCGAGGAACTGTTCCCTGACGATTCGCCCCTGGCATCGATCCCCGAACATCTGCGGCTCACCACGCGGATGATGCTGAACAGCGACCTGGAACAGAACCAGGAGGCAGCACGGCAGCGGTGCGAGGCGTATGGGGCTGATTACGAGGCGGCACGGGCGTATGTGCGAGGGGGTGGGCAGTGAACCAGCTCGCACTCGACTTCGAGCAACCAGCCCCGCCCGGCCTCGCTGCCGAGGTGCTCGCCGGCCTCGCACGCCACGGGTGGGCCTACGAGGGGCGTGAGGGCGAAGCGCACGTCTTCACCCCGCCAGCATCGCCGTGGCGTTGCACCGGGGCCGTGGCGCGGCTCAGCGAGGCGTCAGCGCTCGTGACACTGCGCAGGCTCGATG